ACAGCTGTGTCTCCAGGAAACGAAGCATCGTTAATTATTTCTGTTTCATCTGTGATCCAACAACCGATTTCAGCCTTTACTATTACGGGAAGTCAAATTACATTTACAGGAAATCCTGCTGCATCAGATACTTTTTTTGGTGTAGTCTTGGGTGATACATTTGACATCGGCACGCCGACAGACGCGACGGTGACCGCTGGTTCTTTAGCATCAACATTTTTTATGAAAAACGCTCAGACATGGTCGAGTATATCTATGTCGGGCACTAACAACGGAGCATTGGTTGGTCCAGTTACAATATCAGGAACAATCACTATTCCATCAGGGAGCACTTTCGCAATATTATAATGAGCACATTAGAGACAAATTTAATACAACCAGCTACAGGCACAACTTTAACAGTTGGTGCTTCAGGGGATACGATAGATATTCCTTCAGGTGCAACTTTAGATACAACAGGAGCAACAGTAACAGGTTTAACGACAGGAAAAATTTTACAGGTTGTTCAAGGAACACATACAGCAGTAAAAACTGTAACTGCAACTTCTTACACAACATCAGATCTTACTGCGGCTATAACCCCAACATCAGCTTCAAATAAAGTTTTAGTAGTTGCAAATGCTAGAATCAGTGTTTTTGGTGATGGTTCAAATTCATCAGGTAGAGTGGCGTTGTTTGCTCTTTTTAGAGGAACAGTTTCAGATACAAAAATTATGGAAAATCAAATAGGTTTAAGTGATAGAACTGCAAGTACAAGTGTAAATACTACATCTTATATTCCGGGAGTTTTAACTGTGCTTGATAGTCCATCAACAACTTCATCACAAACATACACTTTAGGTTTATCAGGTTCAGGTGCGGCTGATATTCAACTTGGTGGCGGCTCAAGTGAATTAAGTACTCTTACATTAATGGAGGTGTCGGCATAATGAATAAAATACAACAAATTTTAAAAGCAATAAGAAAAATTAATCCTGATGCAGTTATGAATATTGTAGGAGAAGATATTAATACTTGTAAAATAGAATGGGTGGAGGGAACTACACCTATTTCTAAAGACGATATAAAGACTCAAATTCCTGTGGTGGTAAAAGAAATGGAAGACGCACTTATTAAAAAAACAACAGACAAAGCTTCGGCAGATGCTAAATTAAAAGCATTAGGATTAACCGACGATGAAATAGAGGCATTTAGATCATAATGGCAGACGGAATTTTAAAAGTAGGACAAATTCAAACTAGCTCTGGATCAGGAACGATTACACTTGGTCAATCTGGAGAGACTCTTTCTGTACCTAGTGGTGCAACTTTAGACATGTCAAGTGGAACTATGACTTTAAATAGTGATATGAAAAACACTCCAGCTTTTCAAGCTGCAATGTCTACAGCATCTCAAGCTCTTTCTGATAATACTCAGGCAAAAGTTGCTTTTAATGTTGTGACTTATGATAGTGGTTCAACATACGATACATCTTTATATCGTTGGACACCTGGAGTTGCTGGGAAGTATTTTGTTTCGACTAGTGTTTATAATTCAGCAGATAGTGATAGTGAAATGTCAACTACTCATTGTACCTTTAAAAAAAGTGGAACTATTATTCATTATATTGGCAACTTAGATAGTAGAACTGCTGGATATGGTAGAGGAAAAGTAACTGCTGGTTCAGCGGTAATAGAGTTAGGTGCAGCTGATTATGTAGAAGTATTTGCTACAGTTAATACTGTTTCTGGTGGAGCAGCTAGAGTAAATGGAGAAACCACTCAAACATGGTTTAACGGTTTTAAATTAGTAGGATTTTAATTAAAATTTATGATAAAGAGGTACAATGACTAGTATATTAAAAGTAGATGAATTACAGGATTCTTCAGGTAATTTAATAATTAAAGAAGTTGCAAATGCCATTACTATTGGCGCGAGTGGGGATACAATTGCTGTAGGTACAGGTGCTACTAATAATTTAGGAATTACAGTTGCAGATAACTGGAGATTAAATGTAGATGATGCTGTAGATGGCACAGGAACAGATTTAGATACTGGTTGGGAAAGAGTTGATACAGCAGGACAAGGAACAATTGGCTCGGCAATGACTGAATCTTCGGGCGTTTTCACATTCCCGAGTACAGGCATCTATTTTGTTCAACTACAACTTTATTATGTAAATGGAACTGGTGCTAGTTATACAAGATCCATTATTAAACATGATAATGGTTCAGGTTCTCAAACATCATTAGCTGATGTTAGAGGGTATGCTGGTTCAAGTGAACAAGATGTAGTAACTAGTTCAACTTTATTTGATTGTCAAAATACAAGCACTGATAAAGTTGTTTTTTATGGCGGTGGCACTGTAAATGGAAATGTTATTGCTGGATCTACAACAGATAATAGATCTGCGGCAACGTTCCTTCGATTAGGAGATACGTAATATGTGGTTAAATGATAACGATTATTTTCAATTAGCTTTAGCAAAATTTAATGGCGGAGCTGGTTGGTGGAACTGGAAAAAATTAGATGATGCTGGAAATAAAATTCCAAACGATCAAAGAATGACTTATGAAAATATTATTATAATAAAAGACGAGGCAGTATTACCATCTAAAGCAGACGTGGAAACTAAACAAAATGAAATTAAAGAATATTATGAAACTACAAGACCAGCAACAAAGACTTCAGCTAAAAATAAATTAAAAACTGGAGAAAAATTAACAGATGATGAAGTGGAGGCATTGTTCGGATAATGGCACTAACTAGATTACCAATCGCAAATGCAGTTTCAGGAACACTTGGTGTTGCTAATGGTGGAACAGGTTTAGCATCTGGAACAACAGGACAGTTTTTAAAATTCACAGGTACTACGACACTTGCAAGTGGCGGAGCTGGAATTTCAGGAGCACAAAATTTTAGAACTACTGGTAACACCACTGTTACAACAGGATCAAATACTTTAATAACAAACTGGGAAGCTATTGATGAGACTTCATCCGGAACTATTGGCTCATCAGTATCTCATTCAGGAGGAACATTTACTATAGGTGCAACTGGAATATGGTTAGTTCAATGTATGTTTAGTTTAAATATGACTACAACAAATAGATATTTTGGAGTATCAATGCAATTTACTCCTGATGCTTGGTCAAGCACTGAAGATGCTACAAATGTTAGTGGTTCAGCCTATAGAGATAGTGGAACTTATTATCAAATGGGTACTGTTAGTTCAGAAATTTTTGATGTTACAAATACTTCAAATTGCCAAGTTAGATTTCAAGGTTCTTGCGAACAAACTAATGGAGCTGCAGTTCTTGGATCTAGTGCATCAACACAAAGTTGGTGCAGCTTTATAAGATTAGGAGACACGTAATATGGCAACTAGTAGAGGAAGACCATCTGAACTAAACGATGTTATTTCTTATCATAGAAATAATGGAACGTCTTGGTATACTTGGGAAAAATACGATGAGAATGGTAATAAAATACCTAACAAAGATCGTATGCAATATAAATATTTAAAAGTTATTGATGGTGGAGATAAACCATCAGAAGAAGTTTTAAATAAAATGCTAACAGATGCCCAAGCTAAATGGGACGCTGAAAACGGAGCGTAGACCATGTTTTTTGGCGCTGCTGCTTTTTCACAAATACCTTTTGCGACTACTGTTCCATTAGACGCACAGATTACAGCTACTGCAAATCCATTAACAATTGCTATCGGCAATGTAAATATTTCTGCTAACAATATTATTGAAGTTGTTGCAGCGGATCCATTAGACATTACAAGTGTAATGCCAACAGTTACAACGACTGTTAATATTACAGCTAACTCAAATGCATTAACATTAAATCTTGGAGCTTCAGTAATTTCAGGAGACGCAAACATTACGGCTACATCTAATGCCTTGACTTCTGCGTCAACTCAGCCTACAGTGACAGGATCTGCAGTTGTAAATGTAGAGGCCAATCCTCTATCATTTACAGTAAATGATGTTGGGGTTATTGTCTGGAACCCAATAATACCAGGACCAACTAATGTGTGGAAAGAGATAAAACCGTACGGAGGAACACCATAATATGGCATCAAGTTATTCAGATGATTTACAATTAGAAATAATGACAACCGGCGAAAAAGCTGGTTTGTGGGGAAGTATTACTAATGACAATTTAAAAATTTTAGAATTAGCAGCTTCAGGATACTATACAGTTAGTATTGCTGCTGGAAATTTAACATTAAATCTAGACAATGGTTCGGCTTTAGGAGATAGCACAGCCACTGGTAAAAATTTAATGATTGAAGTTACGGGAACATTGGCAGCTAGCAGAAGTATTACAATGCCAACAGGTGCAGAAAGAATTTTTATAGTTAAAGATAGCACAGTCAGAGGAACTTCTAATTATACAATTGGAGTTTCAAACGTAGGTGGATCGGGAGCAGGTATTATTCCTCTTCCTGTTGGAGCAACAGCAGCTTTCTATACAGATGGCACTGGCTCTAACTCAATGAAGTTATTAGGAATTTTAAAAGAAGGTTATGTCACTGTTACTAATGGAAGTAATTCACCTTATACAGCAGTTAATGGTGATGTAGTAATGGGTGTTACAAACTCAGGTGGTGGTGGAACTATTCAAGTTACACTTCCAGCGTCACCTTCAGCTGGTGATGAAGTCACAATTATGGATACATCTAGTACTGGGGGATTTGCATCTAACCAATGTACCGTAGATCGAAACGGTACTAATATTTTAGGAGCCGCTTCTAATGTAAATTTACAGAATAACAATCAAGCGGTAACTCTTGTATATACTTCCAACGCAACAAAAGGTTGGATATATAAAACTAACACTAACTAAGGAGTTTAATGCTTACGGAAATTAAGTTTGCTCCTGGAATAGACAAACAAGACACTAGCGTTGGTGCGGTTGGTCGTTGGGTTGATTCTGATCTTGCAAGATTCAGATATGGTTTACCAGAAAAAATAGGTGGGTGGTCTTCTTTATTAACAGATACTATTGTCGGGGTAGCTAGGGCTCAATATTCTTTTGTTGATAAAACTGGAAATAGATACGTAGCAATTGGCACTGATAAATTTTTACTTATTTATTTTGAAGGACAACTTTACGATATAACTCCTTTTAGAGATAATAATGTAGGGGCTCAAACTACTTTTACATCTTCTACTTTAGCAACCAATAGTACAACTGTAAAAACTTGTACTATTACTACAACATCAGATCATGATTTAGAAGCTGGTAACATTATTTTATTAAATTCTGTAACTCTTCCAGGAAGTACAGGATTAAGTGCAAGTGATTTTGAAGATAAACTTTTTCAAGTTTTAACAGTTCCTACTCCAAGAACATTTACAATTAATTCTTTAAATCAAGCTAGTTCAGTAGTGGGTACTGGTGGAAGTATGATTGTTGAACCTTATGCAACAGTAGGTCCAACAGAACAAACTTACGGATATGGATTTGGTGTTGGAAATTATGGTGGTACCGTTTCAGGTGCTTTACAAAACGATTTAGACGGAGCGCTGGCCGCGGACACTCAAGGTAATAATGGTTCTGCTACACAAATTAGATTAACATCTACAACAGGATTTCCAACAGCGGGTACAATAGCTGTAGAAAATGAATTAATAACATACACTGGAATTGCAGGTGTGGAGTTAACAGGTATAACTAGAGGTGCAAAAGGAACTGCAACCTTTGGTACATCAAATGGTCAAGCTCATAGTGATGGTGAAACAGTTACAAACGCTACTGATTATGCAGGATGGGGATCAGCTGTACAAGCGTCAACTGTTACTCTTGAACCTGGACTTTGGTCTTTAAGTAATTGGGGTGATGTATTAGTTGCAACAATTGCAAACGGCAAAACTTATACATGGGATTCATCTGCTTCGGCACGATTAAGTGTTAGAGCATCACGACAAACTTTATCTTCAGGATCAAGTACTTTACAAAATTCATTTTATTGGACCGGAACAGGAACTTATACTTCAGGAAATACTTTAGGGGCACAAGCCAATGAGGTTGCAGGAAACCCTACAGCATCAAGAATGAGTTTAGTATCTCCAACAACAAGACACTTAATACATCTTGGAACAGAAACAACTATTGGTGATGTTGATACACAAGATGATATGTTTGTTAGATTTTCTAATGCAGAACAATTAAACCAATACACACCACTTGCTACTAACTCAGCAGGTACACAAAGATTACAAGATGGAACTAAAATTGTTGGATCGTTAATTGCTAAAGAAAATATTTTGATTTGGACAGACAACGCATTATATACAATGAAATTTGTAGGTGCTCCATTTACATTTGGATTTGAACAAGTAGGTACTAACTGTGGATTAATTGGTAAAAATGCTGCAATAGAAATTGATGGTGTTGCATATTGGATGGGTAGTAATGGTTTTTTCTCGTTTGATGGTACAGTTAATACATTACCATGTAGTGTTGAAGATTATGTTTATGATGATGCAGCGACTACAAAAGGCCAACAAATAAATGCAGGTATAAATAACTTATTTACAGAAGTTACATGGTGGTATCCAACATCAGGATCAGATTTTAATAATAGATATGTAGTTTATAATTATGGTACAAACAACAATCCTTTACCTATGGGTAACTGGTACACAGGCACAAATACAAATGCAATAAGAACCACTTGGATGGATTCTTTAGTTTATCCAAAACCATATGCTACTTCTTATAACAGTTCTAATAGTGGTACATTTCCTGCAATTATTGGTGAATCGGGATTAGGTCAAAGCGTATTGTTTGAACACGAAACGGGGACCGATCAAGTTAATCCAGATGGTACAACAACAACTTTAACTTCTTTCGCACAGTCTTATAATTTTTCTTTACAAACTGATCAAGGAGCTTCAGAATATTTTTTAGCTATGAGAAGATTTTTACCTAATTTTAAAAATTTGCAAGGTAATGCTGTAATGACAATTTCTATTTCAGATTATCCTGCAGATCCAAACACAACATCTACTTTAAGTCCCTTTACTGTTAGCACTAGTACAACTAAGGTTGACACAAGAGCAAGAGGTCGATATGCAAGTCTTAAAATAGAAAATACTGGGTCCGCTGAAAGTTGGAGATTTGGAACTTTTCAAGCAGACCTACAACCAGATGGAAGGAGATAAACTATGAAAAAAGGTTATCATAAAACAAAAGACGGACGTACGGTTAAAAAAGGTTTATATTATTATATGAACAAAGCCAAAAAATCCGGTAAAAGCAGA